GACAAATACAATAATGTGTTCAGATGGACGCCATTGAATGCCGATATTGCCGGTCTCTGTACACAAGTCGATCCTTGGTTTTCTCCTGCCGGATTTAATAAAGGTATTATCAAGAATGTAATCAAACTTGCTTATAACCCAACCAAAGCCGATAGAGACGAACTATATAAAATTGGAGTTAATTCGGTTGTTACTTTCCCCGGAAAGGGAACAATTCTATACGGGGATAAGACCAATCTTACCAAACCTTCTGCATTCGATAGAATCAATGTAAGAAGATTGTTCATTGCAATCGAAAAGACAATTGTCAATGCCGCTCAATATTCTCTATTCGAAGTTAACGACGAATTTACTAGAGAAAGATTCGTTGGTTTAGTTACTCCTTATTTGAGAGATATTCAGGGTCAACGAGGTTTGTCTAAATTCTTAGTAGTTTGTGACGAAACTAATAACACCTCAAATATCATCAATAACAATTCATTCGTTGCTGACATCTATATCGTTCCAACTTATTCAATTAATACCATTCAATTGAATTTCGTCGGAGTTCCTAATGGCGTAGAATTCAACGAAATTGTTGGACAATTCTAAAATAAACCAAAAAGAAATGGAAGAGGAATTAATTTTTCTCTTCCATTTTTAGAATAATAAATACACAAGGAAGAGAAAACATATGCCATTTAATTTAAGTACATTCAAACAGCAATTCAAATTCGAAGGGGCAAGACCTACCTTATTCGAAGCCAATATCTTTGGCGGCGGTATTGGTCCTGATTTCAAATTTCATTGTAAGGCGGCTCAATTACCAGGAAAGACACTCGGTATGATTGAAGTTCCTTATTTCGGAAGAAAGATTAAAGTTCACGGTGATCAGACATTCGCCGAATTATCACTTACTATTTTGAACGAAGAAACTTTTAATGTAAGAAATGCCTTTGAGCGTTGGATGTCCACAATCAATTCTCACGTAAGTAATATTAAGACAGATCCAGACTATAAGGGTAAGTCTTTAAATATTAAACAATTTAATAAAGAGATGGATATCATCAAGAATTATAATTTTATTGGTGCTTTTCCTTCTGATATTTCACCTATTGACGTTTCCTGGGAATCTGTTGACACAATTGAAGAATTCACAGTAACTATGCAATACGATTGGTGGGAATCTGCTTCTATTCTTCCACTCTAAAAAGGTAAAAAATACTAATGGCGTTTCTAGATAATTTTTTCGGATTTTCATTTAAGAAAAAGGAAGGACGGGGGGAGAAACTAACTTCCCCTGTTCCTTCTATTGATATAGAAGACGTTTCTGTTGTAAGTAATTCTGGTTTCAACAGTACTTACTATAATCTCGATTTCAATTCTAATAATAAGAAAACCCTAATAGAAAAATATCGATCACTTTCACTCCAATCAGAAATTGAAAGTGCCATCGACGAAATTGTCAATGAGGCAATTGTTACTGGTGATTTAGAACAACCGGTAACAATTTCATTCAAAGATATTCCTTATTCGGAAGACATAAAAGAAATTATTCAGGAAGAATTCAAAAAAATTCTTAGTTTACTTGATTTTAACGAGAATGGCTACGAAATATTCAAACGTTGGTATGTAGATGGTCGTCTATATTTTCAAATCTTAATTGATCCAAACAATATAAATGAAGGTATTAGTGAATTGAGATTTATTGATCCGCGCAAAATAGAAAAAGTAAAAGAAGTTAAAGAAGAAACTACTCAATTCGGCATTCGCGTCGAGAAGATTGTAGATGAATTTTATACTTACGAAAGTGCCGGTCTTGGCTCAAATGGTGTAACTAAATTGCCTTTAGATAGTATTGTTACTACTAATTCTGGTATAGTCGATTATACTAATGGTTCTGTAATTATTTCTTATTTACATAAATCAATTAAACCATTTAATCAATTAAGAATGATGGAAGATGCTTTGGTCATTTATCGAATGGCTAGAGCACCAGAGAGAAGAATCTTCAAAATTGAAATTCCCCCGGAGTTACATAAAGGAAAGGGCGAGCAATATCTAGAATCACTGATGAACAAATATAAGAGTAAGATTGTTTATGATTCTGAAACCGGTAATCTTTCGGATGATACTAGATCTCTTTCAATGTTAGAAGATTTCTGGATTCCTGTGCGAGACGGAAAAGGAACTGATATTTCTACCTTATCTGGTGGTCAGAATTTAGGTGAAATAGGTGACGTAGATTTATTCACTAAGAAGCTACAACGTTCTCTTAATGTTCCTTTATCGAGATTAAATTCTGATTCTTCATTTAACGCCGGAAGAACATCTGAAATTGAGCGAGAAGAAATTAAGTTTTCTTATTTCATCAAAAGACTAAGAACTAGATTCTCTGTTATTTTTTATGATATTCTTAAGAAACAATTAATGTTGAAGAATGTTATTACTGCCGAAGATTGGGAAGATAATATCAAATCTAATATCTTCTTTGATTACAGAAAGGATTCTCATTTCGCTGAATATAATGAATCAGAAATTACTTCAAGAAGAATTGAATCTGCATCACAAGCTATTTCACTCGGCGAAGAATATTATACACCTAACTTTATCAAAAAACATTTTTTGAAATTAACTGACGAAGAAATTAAAGAAATGGATTATGAAAGAGTAGAAAATAAAAAAGGTGGCGAAGGTTTAGCTGTTGATAATATAAGTTCTACTAGTTCATTCTCTTCACCACCAGAAGAATATTCTTCTACTAGTACAGGCGTTTCTTCTTTTGATGATATGGAACCAACACCTACGAATGATGATCAAGAGTTATCAACTGATACTACAATTTCCTCCGATCTACCAGTAATATAAATATAACTATATATGAATAAACTAGAAATTAGAAAAATCAACGAAATTATAAAATTATCTAAGAAGAATGACCCTTCTTCTATTCAACCTATTTTCAATTCTCTCTTGGCATCAAAGATTAGAACTATCTTAGATGCGAAGAAAGACGAATTGATGCAGAACTACTAAGGAGAATAACTATGGCTGCTGTTGTTACAATTTTAAGAGAAACAGATAGAGATGTAGTTATTCAAATTACTGCCACAGAAATTCTTACTAATGCGGTTGCTTTGCTTCCAGCTTCGTTGAATAACGTTATTAGTAATCCAATTCTTTCACTTTATAAAATTTATTTTATTGCACACCCTACTAATCATACTTCTCTTTTATTCCACGGTTCTTCTACTAATAAATTAATCGGTACTTATTCAGGAACTGGTAAATTAGATTATTACGAAGATTTTAAAACTAAAATTATCAATAATGCCACTGGTACAAATGGTTCTATTTTAATTACTACAACGGCAGCAGATCCTATCACCTTGGTATTTTCTTTAGAAAAGACTTCTGGATTTACAAAAACTAATTACTATAATTAATGAATATGAATACTTTATCGCCGAATAATAAAATTGAAGAAAAAACCACCAAGATAGGTGGAGGAATTTTACGTGGCGATAGAGTAAGAAAAGGAAAAATTCAACGTAAGAAGTTAAGATCTGGTAAAAAAGGTTATAAATTATCCGGCAAGAAACTAGTAAAAATCACACCTTCAGAAAAAAGAAATAGAATGCTTTCGGCAAGAAAGGGTGTCAGAAAAAGAAAGGCGAAACTTTCTGCAATGCTAAGAAAAAGAAAGATTTCAATCAGACGTGGACAACGTTCAGGAATATACTAAAATGAAGTTACTAAGAGAAATAAACGAAGATTTGAAAATCATTTCAGAATGTTCTACTGACACTAATACACCGAAGAAGTATTTTATCGAAGGTATTTTTATTCAATGCGAGAAACCTAACAGAAATAACCGTAAGTATTCGTTAGAATCTATGAAAGAAGAGGTGGGAAGATATACTAATGAATATGTCAACAAAAACAGAGCATTTGGAGAATTGGGCCACCCAGAATCAGCTTCGATTAATATGCCTTTGGTTTCACACGTCATTACTTCTCTTAAGTTGGAAGGTAATGATTTCTTAGGTAAGGCAAAAATATTAGATACTCCAAATGGACGAATTGTAAAAGCCTTTATTGATGAAGGATGTACTCTTGGAGTATCTACTAGAGGTTTGGGGTCACTTGTTCAAGAGGGTGATTACTCTGTTGTTCAATCTGATTATAAGATCATGACTGCTGCCGATATTGTTGCAGATCCTTCGGCACAAGAAGCATTCGTAGAAGCTTTGATTGAAAGTAAAGATTGGGTTTGGGACAGCGGTCGTCTACGTGAAGTAGATATAGATCGATTCAAGAAGGTGATTAAATCTACACCTTCTAACAGATTAGAAGAAGAAAAGTTGAAAGTATTTCAACAATTCCTTTCGAAATTATAAAATTTATAAATAATAATATACACAGGAGAACGTTAAAAAAAATGAGCACAATCGATCAATTATTCGATGGCGTCGAACTCAGCGACGAATTTAAAGGGAAGATGAAAGATATCTTCGAAGCTACTATTAAACAAAAGTTAGAAGAATGTAATATGCCTTCTCCTGTTTCTGAAGACGAAGAAGAACTTACTGAAGAACACGATGGTGATGTAGTTTACGTAATTAGTTATGTAAATACTGGTATTCCTGTTAAGATTTTTTATGAATTTGAGAAGGCTATTGATTTCGTTGCTAAAAGAAACGAAAAACAACCAAATAACAAAGTGGAATATACTGAAATGTTCGTTGAAGCCAAAAATGAAGTAACTGACGACTTAGAAGAAGACGAAGAAATGGTTGTTGTCCAAGAAGCCGAAGGCGATAATCCTGAGGATTTATCTGTTGATACAAAGCCAAAGAAAATGACCGCAGACGATGTAAAAGCTATGATAAGTGGCTTAACTACGGACATTGACTTCAAAAAAGTTCTTATCGCATTGAAACTTAACCCAATGGCATTTGAAAGATCTATAGGCGGTGCCGTCGATGACGTAGAAGGTAATAGACTTGCCAATTTATCTTTCATGGCTATTATTGATATTCTTTTGGCTATTGCCGATGACTCAACCACTGCCTCTAGAGTTGCACAATTCTTGAAGAAGGATAAACCAGTGGACGAAGATATGTCTGTTATGGTTATGGACGACGAAGAAGACGAAGAAAATGATATCGACCTTATGGGTATGGATGAGGAACTTGTTGAATCAGTCAATCAATATCTTACTTATGTTGCTGAATCTTGGGTCGAAGAAAATCGTTTAGCCGTCGAACAAGGTTTAAAGACTGAGATTGCCGAATCATTCATGTCCGGTCTCAAGAATCTTTTCACAGAACATAACATCAATGTACCGGAAGAAACTTCTATTGTTTCTGAATTACAAGCCAAAGTAAAGAATTTAGAAGAATCTGTAAAGAAAACAGATTTAGTTCAAAATAAGAAATTAAATGAAGAAATTCAAAAGACTCTTAGATTCAAGAAAAAATTGAATGAACAGATTTCTCAGAATGTCTTCAACACTGTCTCAGCTTCTCTCACCTTAACTCAGAAAGAGAAGTTCAAAAAGTTAGTAGAAAATGTAGAATTTACTGACGAGCAATCATACACCGAAAAACTAAATCAAATTAGTGATAATCTTTATAACGATAAGTCAAAAAAGAAAGTAACTCTTTCTGAAGAAACTTTCCGCGACGAATCGAATAAAGAAACTGCATCGAATAATCCAATTATGGAAATTTATTCAAAAGCAATCACTAATCACTCGAAATTTTAATTTTTATAAATAAATATATAAACATTCTTTAAGGAGAAAATATGTCAACACAATTACAAACAAAATGGAAGGCCATTCTAGAGCACGCTGATCTTGCTCCGATCAAGGATTCCTACAGAAAGCAAGTCACTGCAATTCTTCTTGAAAATCAAGAAAATTCTTTACGCGAACAAAGACAGATTCATTTGAACGAAACTGCTCCCACCAACGTCGCAGGAAACGTAGATCGTTTCGATCCGATCTTGATTAACTTACTAAGACGTACTCAGCCTAATTTGATGGCCTATGACATCTGCGGCGTTCAGCCAATGAAGTCCCCGGTTGGTCAAGTTTTCGCCATGAAGTCACGTTATGGTACTTCACGAGTTGTTAATACTTCTTCGACTGAAGCTCTCTTCAACGAAGCCGATACTGCTTACTCTGGTGCGACTGGTCCTGGTCCTTTTGGTCCGCATACCGCCAACGTTATTGCCTCTGATAATAGCATTGGTCTTTCCGGAACTGGTATGTCTTTGGCAGTTGGTGAAGCTGTCAATCCTCAAGAAATGGGTTTCACCTTGGAACGTATTTCGGTAACTGCCGTAACTCGCGCTCTCAAAGCTGAGTACTCAGAAGAAATGGCTCATGACTTGAAGAATATGCATGATCTTGATGCAGATTCTATTCTTTCTAATATTCTTTCGACTGAAATTCTTGCTGAACAGAATCGTGAAGTTATGCGTACCATCTATCGTATTGCTAGGGCTGGTGCACAAACAGGTACTACAACTACTGGTGTATTTGACTTGGATACCGATAGTGACGGACGTTGGTCAGTCGAACGCTTCAAGGGTCTAATCTTCCAGGTTGCCAGAGAAGCTTCGAAGGTTGCT